ACCAGCGTGAACGTAACGTATTTAATGGTTTTGTTTGAATTATTCCGGAAGCAGACCGTGGGGCTGACGCCGTCAAAATCGTCTACCGTAAAATAGACGTCGGTGAGCTCGACCGCAGGCTTTGCCGCAAAGGCACCGCATGCGAGAATCGTCATCAGCGTCAGTGTAAAAACAACGCCTAAAAGCCTTTTTACTGACTTTTTCATGATTCTCTCCTTTTTTCTGTTGAAAAAATCCCAGATTTCTGCGATTTTTTCGTTTGTTTTCAGTTGTCAAAAGTTGTTGCAATTAACGCCGAATGGTTGTATAATGTTCTTGGACATAAAACCGAATCGGAGGATTGCCACATGACACGACAAGATTACATCAATGCCATTCTGAAATTGCTGGAAAAAGCCGATTTCCGCCAGCTGCGACTTGTGTGGGTGTACGCAAGCCACCTGATCGGATGAGCCGCCAGCCACCATGCGAGGGAAGCCTTTACGGGCTTTCCTCTTTTTTTTGCGTCAGTTTTTCGGCCATGCGTTCCAGCAGTTCCCAGTCTGCCGGGCTCAGGCCTGCCAGCATTTCGATAAAACGCTTTTTAAAGGTGTCGCTGTCATCCTTGGTCAGGTCAGCCAGAAAGGCCGCCACCTGCTCGGACTGGGTGTCCTGCACGAACATTTCGCCCTCACCGGTGCGCAGCCATGCTTCCCGGACGCCGAACTTATCACAGATGTCTTTAATAGTACGGTCGCTGGGTTCAACGACATTAACCTCGTAGCTGCCGACGGTGTTCCGTTTAAGGTTCAGCCGGTCAGCAAACTCTTGTTGAGTCAGCTTTTCATTTTTTCTAACTTCTTTAATTCGTTCGCCTATCGTCATTTTGTTCACCTCCTTCGCCATCATTATAGCAGGTACAAATCAGAACGTCAAGACGTTTTGTTGGAAAAATCAACAAATATGCTCTTGACAAATGTTGTTTAATGACTTATACTTGTTGTGCAGTCAACAAATCGTTGCTGATTGCACCAACCAAGTCAACCCGAAGGGAGGTGAAGAAGATGAATCACTATCCCCGCACACCGGAAGAACAGGAACAACTCCGCCGTGGAGTTGAAAAACTCGACCGAAAGATGGAAGCGGAAGAGGAAGCCTACTGGGAACGCATCCGCCAGAGCGAAAAGCGAACAGACTCGCTACTGCGGCAGTCGATGGCATTCAGCATTGCTTCTTTGCTGGCCGTCATTTTAGCCACGCTGCTATTATGGCGATGATAGCAACGGCTAGGCTGAGTTTTGATATCCGAAGGCTTTCATCCGCCCGCGCTTCTGCGTTGATAGCACGCTTTTCCATTTCTGCAAAGTGTTCTTGTTCTGCCAGCGCCTGACGGCCACCAGCATTGATTTGATAAGTATACTCCGGTTCTCCGTACTCATATCGGAATGCATCCTCATCTTCATAGCGAAAAACCATGTTCTTATCCGTCAGCCATTGCATGGTTTCAAAGTTGACTGTCATGCCGTACTTTCCCATCTGATAAATGGAAAGAGCTTCATCCTGATGCTCGTTCAGAAATTCCAGAACCTTCAGCGTTTTTACATCCAGCATTTTTTACACTCCCTTCCGCTCAAGTATACCGCAGAAGGGAGCACCCAACAACCCACCCGATGATGGCTGCATGGCAGCGGCCGAAACCATTCCGGTGACGCCGCCGGGATGGTCGTGGGAGCCACCCACAGAAAGGAGTGCTTAGTATGGCACGCAAGAACAATTCCCTGGACCCCGCCATGTATGGCCTGACGCAGCAGGACGTAGAGCGCGTGATCCGCAAGGACATGGACGAGGACGCATTCGAGCAGATGGAGACCGCTGCGGCATCCATCAATCTGGTGGCCAGTCTGAAAAAGCTGGACAGCCGCCCCGTGGCATGAAAGGAGGACTGACCCATGGCAAAGAAACAGTTTCTGAAACTCCGGCGGCTGGCCGAAGATCAGGACATCACCACGGATGAGCTGGCCGCAAAGGCGGGCATCGTGCCCCGCACGCTGCGCAAGCGCTTTGCCGCGCCGGAGAGCTGCGGCACATGGAACTGGGAAGAGATTGACGGCATCTGCCGCGCGCTTCACATCCCGCAGGAGCAGATTGGAGAGTATTTCTTCCCCGCCGTCGAGAAAGGAGAAACTGCATGAAAATCAAATCCACCGTTTTGCAGGTGCTGGCAGCCGCCAGTCTGGGCGCGGGCCTGCTGTATGCCCTGGGCATTGAGGGCACCGCGCAGGTGGGCGGCACCATCTCGGACAGCCAGTTCATCACCGCCATGGTGCTGATTTTGGCGGCCCTTGCCCTGATGCGCATCAGCTTTGCCGTGCAGGACGCCGAGGAGCAGGCCCGCCGGAAAGTCCACAAGGAGCCCCAGAATACCGTGAAGAGCCGGAAGAAGGTGGGCTGATGCTGAAAAAGAAGCTCATCAACCTGCTGTACACTCTGGCGCTCTACGCAAAGGACAAGCTGCTGGACGCCGAAATTTGGGCGCTTAAGTGCACTGTCCGGACGCTTGAGGCACAGGGCAGAATCCTCGACCGTGTCCTTAAGCTCACAAAGGAGGCCGACGCATGACCGCCAAGGAGTACGTCGAGAGCCTGCAGCAGAAGTACGGGCAGCTCTGCCAGCAAGACAGCAATGCTATGACAACGACCCGCTGGGCGTCTGAGCTTTACAAGCTCGAAGCACGAATTGAGGTCTATGTTCTTGTGCTTGAGGACTTGGAAGGTGTGCTGCGGCTCATGGAGGACATCCCCCATGGCTGACTTTGTCAACAATGCCTTTTGGTATACGGTCTGGGACGCCAAGAGCGGTGACCTGCTGGCCAGCGGCACGGCTGCCATGTGCGCCCGGCGGCTGGGCTACGCCAGCGCCAACAGTTTTGCCGCTTCCGTCTGCCACTGGCTCAAGGACGGCAGGCAGCACGTCAAGTACATTTGCCAGCGGGAGCTCATCCCGCGCAGCGAGGTGGACAGCCTGCCCCGCACAACAAAAAGGCCCGCCCGTGTTCGCAGCACGGACGAGCCAAGGGGGTGATAGGTATGGACAACGCTATCACCCCGAAGAATAACACACTTTGGAGGTTTTTACAAGAAAATGCTGACAGAAAAGCAGAAAAGTCTGCTGCAGTACATCAAGAATGTGCCCGAATGGCACTCCGGCCTGATCTATGAGCAGCTGGCCGCACTGAACAAAGCGGCCGCAGCACTCTCCATGGCCGCAAGTAATCTGGAGCGTGGCTTTGCCGACGGAGTCCTGCGCCCGGATCGGTATTATATCGCAGATCCGGACTACCAGAAGGACTGCCGCACCGAGATTCTCGGCCGACCCGCAAGAGAATTGGGCCAGGCACTGGCGGCACTGGAGATCCTCGGCGTTTTATCGGACGCACGCTCCATGGATTTCCAGCACGACGTCCGGTTTTTGCACGATCTTACCTACATCGAACTGGAAAAGCTCTGCGTCAAACATGGTTATACAACGGAGGAACCACAATGAAAGGTATTTTGATCGAGCCGGGCAAGTCCCCGGAAGTCACCTCTCTGCCGGACACCCTGCAGGGCATCGAGGCCCGTCTGCAGTGCCCCTGTGAACAGAAGGTTTTGCCCCGCACGCCGGCAGTGCTGGTGTACGGCATTTATGGCAGAGGTTTGTGCCGTACATATCGCGGCCAGAACATCTACGGCCCCATCCTGTGCTATGGCTGGCGGAACAACACCCTGCAGCCGCTGAGCAAGGACCTGCAGGCCGAGATGCTCGACCGGCTCAAGGAAACGGAGGTGCGGGTATGAGCACCTACATCTGCAAGTGTGGGCGGCGGGTGAAAAAGTCCACCAATGCCGACAACACCGGCAACCGCTTGGAAGGGTACGGTCCGGGCCATGAATGCTATGGCTGCCCTTACGTCCTGTCGTGGGGTAACTACGAGTGGAACGAGGAGGCCAAGAACTTAGAGCAAAAGACCAAGGGTTATGAATGCCGCATGAGCAAAACGCTCTCCTATGCTTCCCAGTTCATCGGTTCCACCAAGGACAAATGCACCTGCTCTGTGGTCAGCCTGGACTTCGGCTTTCTGGAGCAGATCAGTGCATGGGTCAAGGAGACTTTCACACTGGGCGAGCTGACCGGGCACTTTTCTCGAGACAAAATTCGCGCCACAGAATACTGCCACAATGGTCGCTACCAATACGCGCTGTACTGTGCTCAAAACAAAAAGGGCATTGCTGCTAAAGCGGCATTGTTTGAACATTTCTTCAACCCGGACGGCAGCCGCAAGAACATGACCCCGCAGCAGGAAATGGAAAAGGTTCTGGCCGACATCAAAAAGGCAACTCAGGCAAAGGAGAAACTGGAATGTACGACGATGGATTCTGCGGCCCCGTCCGAGAATGCGGACGCTTCTTCTGCGACTGGTGGTGCGCCTTTGACGACTGGAACGACCTTGATGACGAAACCTGCCCATTCAGCCCCGCAAGACAAAACCCCAACCTCCTTCCCGATGAACTCTCTTGCCGCCCCCACCTTTGATTTCTCCGCCCTGGGCGACCTGTCCGGGCAGGCCGCCGAGGCCGACCAGCAGTTTGACCTTCACTATGGAGCAGCTCAGGACGAATACCTGATCTCCTGCATCTACCTGGCCCGGATCCACGCCCTGACGGCCAAGGCTGGCCGCTATGGCGGCGGCACCTGGACCAAGTGGTACGAGAGCAAGGGGCTGAGCCATGGCAGCGTGACCAAGATGGTCCAGAACGGCGAGGCTTTTAATTCGTCAACTGTTGACGAATTAAAACAGCTGCCCAACCTGACCCGGAAGGACCTGAACCTCATTGCCCGGTCCGGCTGTGCGGACCAGGTGGTGGCCGCCGCCGGGGACAGCCAGCGTGTCCAGGACCTTCTGGCCCAGATCAAGAGCAAAGACGCCCAGCTGGAGGCCGCTCACGCCGACATCTCCGGCCTGAAGGACCGTGCCACCGCCGCCGAAGCCCGGGAGGAAGAAGCATGGAGCATGGTGAGCAAGGCACAGGACGAAGCAAAGGCGGCACAAGAAAATCT